CGCACCAATATCATCAAGACATAATCATCAGAGTGTTCAAGGTGGTCAATGTACAGTTTACTTTCTGGATATATCTTTTTCCACATTTTATATGTATACATAGTTGAAGATACTGCCTTAAAAGATGATGAATAATTCCACATCCCTTGCAAAAAGTTTTGTGTGCTCTTCATAGTTATCTTATAATTGTCAAGATATTTTGTTTTGTCAGTGATTAACATTGTCTTTTCTAATAATGATGGAGGTATTGCAATTTCTTTATCCGCCCATGATGCAATAACATCTTTACTAAAAGTAATCATTTCATCAGGCATAAAACCATTCATTGCATGTGTCATCGATGTAAAGCATTCCATTGTTTCTGCAGCTGACCATTTTGTGCAATCTCCATTCACAAAGTAAAGTTCTTGATCCTCTGTTTTTTTTGATAGAATACTATTTATCTTTTCCTGCATTACCAATATTTTCCGGTCACCAGACACTGAAATCATTTCATTTGGCAAATGACTACAAATTTTGTGGAACATTTGTTCAAAAACCCGTGCCATTAGTTTTGCCCCTAAATTTATTACATAAAATTCCCTTTTGGCCCCATATTGTGCCTTTATACATATATCAGCCAAAACTTTTGCATTGTTTTCTCCAAGGTTCCACAATGCACCATCATACACAGTTTCAATATCTGGAAACCTCTCCATAAAATCCACAACAGCATCATGAACCTTCACTCTTGTCACACCTTTAACACTTGGTGTTTTTACATCTTTTAACCTAATTTTAATTGGGTTTTTAACACACTTAGATTTCAATTTGTACCGATCCTCTAATGTAGACTGCAACAGAGCTTGATATTTCAACAACTTCTCATCCCTTTTTTGTACAGGTCTTGAAGTTTTAGAGTTTACAGTAGTATTTTTAACCTTTGCCCCCCCAGTTTCAAGAAATATAGTTCTATTGTATTCTGGAATTACAGATTTTGTGCTTGTTATATTCCCTAATGGTTCTAATTTTTGCAATTGCCATTCTCTTTCCCAATTCACGCTTTTGACTTTAGAAAGCGTGTTCTTTATGGAATGCTGAAGGACACTGTGTGAAAATCCTATTATATTGTCATCCATAATAAAGCCCTTATAATCTGAAAATGTCAATAGATTGCCTGTTTTTCTGTGTGTACTTAAGTCATCAAACTTAGTCTGGTATTCTATGATTGTTTGCAATGCCTTTATATTCTCATGATGTATATTTGATGGCTCTTTTATTGTGTGCACATACAAGAACATATCATCTAAGAAATCTTGAAGATCAGTGCACTCATATCCTGACCATATAGATCTTATTTTAATCTTCCCACCTATACTGTCGTCTGTCCGCTTTGTTCCAACAAATTTCGGTTGTTTAAATCTAACAGAGTCTCTGTTGTACTTAATAGAATTGCATAATTCTGGGAAAAACGAAATCCTCTGGAAAATCCATGATTCCATCACACTCTTATAAGGAGGAGCAAATTTCTCTTGGATGAATTTATCTATCCTTGAGTAATCTGAAACTGAAGCCATAATGCCATATCTTATATCAGCTAGCATTTCAGCAACTCTTTGATTTGAACATAAAGATACCACAACCCGGAGTGAAAAAGCATGTCTTATACTTAACATAACTTCCTTAGTCTTTATGTCTTCAAATTCTTCAAGTCTCCTTAACAAAAAAGACATAGCTGTTGATATTGTTGAATAAAATTGATCCTTAAGAAAAGTAACTTTGGTTGTAGTTAATCTTCTCCAATTTGTTGCATAGAAAAACGCCTGTTTTCCTGCAAGTATAATAGGTTTAATGGATATCTTACCATATACCTCACTTAACCACTCATGATCTGTTGTAACACCTGCTGTCATGAAAGATTTACCAACATCCTTCCCAGCGTTATGATATGAA